GCGGAGCATGTTACTGACACAGACGATTATAATAATACACAAAAAAGTTATGGAATGTGGTTTGTTCCTCCCGACCCAGGCAGCTTAGTTGTAGTAATTTTTATTGGAGGTGATCCTCGTAAAGGTTACTGGATTGGTTGTGTACAAGACGAAGGCATGAATTTTATGGTGCCAGGTATTGCTGCCACAGAGTATGTAGTAAGTGACACTAAAACAGATGATAGCGAGCGTGTTCCAGTAGCAGAATATAATAAAGTAGCTAATCAAAATACACAAGATCCTACAAAGCGCACAAAGCCACAGCACCCTATTACAGAATTTTTAATTAAACAAGGTTTAATACTTGACGACACACGAGGCATTACAACTAGTTCAGCTAGGCGTGAAGTACCAAGTGCTGTATTTGGAATTAGCACACCTGGACCAGTAGATAAAAACGGAAAAAGAGGTAAAATAGGCAAAGCCGAACACTTAGTCGATGGTGCGTTTGTAAGCAGACTAGGCGGCTCTACTTTTGTCATGGACGATGGCAATGACAAATTCATACGTAAAACTCCTGCTAGCGATGGCCCACCAGAATATAGTAATTTGCTCAACGGCGAGACAGACGGCGACAATACTATTCCGCACAATGAATGTATTAGATTTAGAACACGTACCGGCCATCAAATTTTGTTACACAACTCTGAAGACTTGATGTACATTGGAAATAGTAAAGGAACTGCGTGGATAGAGTTAACTAGCGATGGCAAGATTGACATTTTTGCCGAGGATAGTATTAGTGTACACACTAAGCAAGATCTTAACTTTTTTGCTGACAGAGACATAAATTTAGAATGTGTGAGAAATATGAATATCAAAGTCGGTAGTGAATTACATACTCACGTAATGATGGATCAAATTTTAATTGTAGACGGCAAGCAAAAAATTCATGTAAAACAGGAAGTAGATAAAACTTATGAACTGTCATATAAACATCATGTGAAAAAAGATGTTGAAAAACTATATGATGAAAATCATAAAGTAACAGTACTTAAAGATACAGATTTTAATACCACAGGCCATAATTGGTTTACGGCAGGAAAAACCACTGAAATCAAGAGCGGTGGTAATCATATTGAAACGGCAGCACTGATACACATGAACGGTCCTTCTGCTTCCGAAGCAGCTAAGGCAGCAGAAGCAGAACTTCCTCAGAGATTGAAACTTCATACGTTACCTGATCAAGACGAACTGCCGTTAGTACCTTCTATTATGCGTCGAATTATCACACATGAGCCTTATCCACATCACGAAAACCTCGACCCTCTTAAAGTTAAACCTGAGCAAACTGATAGAGATATTGAAGGCAGATATGAAGATACTGACGAAGAACAGCTTAAAGATCAAGCAGAATTTTCAGTAACTATGCTTACACCTGCTAGCAGCTGGAAAACTTACAGTGCTGCTGTGGACCCATTTAGAAAGCTTCAGAGTGACTAATAAATAATACTATGAGTTCAAGTTCACGTCTTTATGATAAAATTGTTCTAAGGGGAGACCTAACAGGACAACAAATACCTGGCACTAAAACTTACAAAGGTTTTAGCACTATTAGTCCTGACGCTAACAGTTTTGCTTTGTATGATTTGCCTTTGATTAAGCAGGATATTTTAAATCATTTTCATATAAGACAGGGCGAACGTTTAGAAAATCCAGAATTCGGAACTATTATCTGGGATTGTTTATTCGAACCTTTAACAGAAGAAGTGAAATCACTTATTCAACAAAATGTAGAATCGATCGTGAACTACGATCCACGAGTAATTCCCGATCAAATAGTTGTTACTAGTTACGAAAGCGGCATTCAAATTGAATGTAGACTAACATATCTTCCATACAATATCAGCGAAACACTTCAACTTAGATTCGATCAAGCTAACTCCATTTATTAATTAACTACGCACATTTCAAAATACGCTAAATATTGTATAATTGGGAATAGCGTATGTCAGCAACTGATAGACAAAATAGATTACTAGTAGCCGAAGACTGGAAAAGAATTTACCAGACTTTCCGTAACGCAGACTTTCAAAGCTATGATTTTGAAAATCTTCGTAGGGTGATGATTAATTACATCAGAGAAAATTATCCAGAAGATTTTAATGATTATATTGAAAGTTCTGAGTACCTTGCTCTCATCGACTTGATAGCTTTTCTAGGTCAAAGCATTAGTTTCCGTACAGATCTTAATGCTAGAGATAACTTCTTAGAACTAGCCGAACGTAGAGAAAGTGTACTGCGTCTTGCTAGATTATTAAGTTACAATCCAAAAAGAAACATTACCGGATCAGGACTATTAAAATTTAGTAGCGTAAGTACTACTCAAACAGTTATAGACTCTAATGGTCGCAATCTTTCCGGACAAAATATTTTATGGAACGATCCAGCAAATGCTAACTGGTATGATCAATTCATTAAAGTAGTAAATGCTGCGCTGCCAGCTAGTAGACAGTTTGGTAATCCAGACGACAAAAATACTATCTACGGCATTCCTACAGAACAATACAGATTCCAAAGTGCTAATACAGATGCTCCAGTTTATACATTTCAAAAAGCAGTCGATGGTAGAACTATGCCTTTTGAAATTGTGTCTACAATTTTTAGAAATTCGCAAGACATTTACGAAGAGCCGCCTGCTGTAGGTAACAGATTGGCCTTTATTTTTAGAAATGATGGCAAGGGCAATGCTAGTGTTAATACAGGATTTTTTCTACATTTTAGACAGGGAATTTTAAGTCAAGGAACGTTTGATATTACACAGCCCAGTACTAGTGAAAGTATTGATATTGATGCTGTTAATATTAATAATTCAGATATCTGGTTATACAGATTAGATCAAAACGGATTAGAAACAGAATATTGGCAACAGGTTCCAAGTTTAGAAGGCAACAATATCATCTATAACAGTCTTAAAAAATCTATTAAAAACATTTACAGTGTGATTACTAGAGCAGGCGATAGAGTGAGTTTATTATTCAGCGATGGAACATTTGGTAATATACCAAGAGGAACCTTTAGGGTTTACTATAGAACAAGTACAGGGATAAGCTATACAATTAATCCACGAGATATTAGAAATATCAGTATTGCTATTCCTTATATTAGTAATAACGCACAAGTAGAAACTCTAACTATTAATTTAAGTTTACAATCTAGTGTTGATAATAGTTCAGAAGCAGAAAGTAACGATAGTATTAAATCAAGAGCTCCATCTACTTATTATACACAAAATAGAATGATTACTGCTGAAGATTACAACATCAGTCCTCTCAGTGTTAACCAACAAGTTATTAAGATTAAAGCAGTTAATAGAAGTGCCAGCGGTATTAGTAGATATTTTGATTTAGTAGATCCTACTGGAAAATATAGTAAGACTAATTTGTTTGCTGACGACGGAATTCTTTATAAAGAAGAATTCACAGATAGTTTTAAATTCAATTATCAAAATAGAACAGATATTGAAGCAGTAATTTACAATCAAGTTATTGAAGCACTTAAATCTGCTACTCTTAGAGATTTTTATTATAGTAACTTTACTACCGTTGTAACTGATTCTTTATCTGTAGCATGGTATCGAAGAACAGTGGATACTAATTTATGTACAGGTTATATTAGTGATATTAGAGATTCCAGTATTGCTTATGACACTGATCCAACTCCTTATAAATTAGGAACTTTTACTAGTACTGCTCTTAGATTTATGACACCAGGTGCCTTGGTAGAATTTAGACCCCCTGAAGGATTTTATTTTGATAAAGCAGATGACAATAAACTTGTTCGAGGCACAGCCACAGTAAAAGATTCAGTGACCAGTTTGTGGTGTAAAGTAGTTGGTGTATCCGGTGACGGCACCGCAGGCGGTGACGGTATTTTTGCCGACGGCACAGGGCCACTCAGCTTTAATGACATCGTACCACAGGGTGCTATAATCTATCAAATTATTCCTGCTTGGAGAACAACTTTAGATAATAGCACAGTATCTACAATGATAGACTTAATTTTTGCTAATAAGCCTTTTGGGTTACGATACGATACACAAAGTCGAACATGGAAGATTGTGTTTGAAGTTAACTTGAGTATCAATAGCAGATTTAGTCTAGGTAAGCAAGGCGACAAC